ATGAATAATGAAAAATTAACAATGGAAATAAATAAGAAACAGATTACCAAGATACATTGGTTAAAGAATACTCTGAATTTGAGTGATGAGGAATACGGTGCGGCTTTGGAGAGTTATGGAGTAGCTACAAGTAAGGATTTAAGTTATGAACAGGCAGCGGATTTAATCAAAAAGTTAGTCAGACTGCTGCCCAAAGAATTGAGAGAAAATTCCTCGCAAAGACGCAAAGACGCAAAGCAGAAATATGATGAATTAGGAATAAGATGGAATGAGAAGTTAAGAGAGCATTTTGCAACTCCGAAACAATTGAGAATGCTTGAAGCAATGTGGATGATTTCGAATAGAGTAGAACATAAAAATGAAGAAGCATTTAAAAAATTCGTTAAAAGAATTTCCGGAAAAGAAAAATTAGAATGGTTGATGATGAGCGATGTGAGGAAAATAAAGAAGGCGATTGAGAGTTTGTAGGTGGTGGGTAGTAGGTAGTAGGTAGTAGGTAGTAGGTAGTAGGCAATTATTCATTATTCATTATAAATTATACATTATAAAAGTGGATTGGATTAAAGAAATAGATTATAAAAAATTCCTGGACGGGGACCTGAAACTTCTCGTTGATATTGTTGGCATCGAAAAATTTTCAGAATTATACAGACACTTTGCTAAGACAGCTATTTACTTTAGCGAAAAGCCTTTGATGGAAATGAAACAGGAATACATCCGGCAGAATTTTGGTTTTAAGCCGGAAAAAGAATTAGCACGAATGCTTGGGGTGTCTGAGAGGCTCGTATATAAAATCGGGTCTCAGAAAATATCCGGGAAAAATCAGATGGATATGTTTGAAAAAGAACAATGAACAATGAATAATGAATTTAAATCACCAGAGATAATTGAATTACTTAAGCAGAAACTTGCGAATAAGAGTAAGCTGATGATCGCAATTGCTGAAACAATGCGAGTTGCGGTGCTTAAAAATTTTGAAACTGAAGGGAGCCGGATTGGAAAACCCTGGCAAAGATTATCCCATCAAACAATAAAGCAAAGAGAGAAATTAGGTTATTGGCCTGGTAAAATATTGCAGAGAACCGGGCAGCTAAAAAGGAGTATAGTTAGCAGCTATGGCGAAGATTATGCACAGGTAAGTACTAATCTTATTTATGCAGCAATACAGAATTATGGCGGGATAATCCATAGAAGCACATTGAAAACTTATCTGAGGAAGAAAATTTCACGCAAAGACGCAAAGACGCCAGGAGGAAATAAGATGAGTTCGATCAGGATACCGGCAAGACCATTTATGCAGTTGAATAATCAGGATATTGAGAAGATAAAACAGAAGATAATTCAGGCATTGACAAGAAAAGAATGAACGATTAATTTTGGACACCGATTAAGTAGTTGCCCCGTGGCGTTAACTACTTAAAGGGGAGCCCAAGGCACGGGACTTGCATAAAGCGGCTCCTATTCTTTATAATAAATCAATTGACCTTTCCTATAATCATCAATATTCTTTGCCGGATAAGCATTCCACAGAACAAAAGAATCTTTTCTCTCTCTTAAAACCACTAAATATTTTTTCTTTGACTTATCCTGAAAAAGACCAATATATGTTTTCCTATATTCAACAAATCCTTTGTCTGATTGATAGAGTGTTAAATAAGCTTCATAGGGGTTTTGAAGTGTTGGTTTAATGAACTTAAGAAATTTAATCCTTTGGTCATTCTTGTTAAGGAGATAATCGAAATCATTAAGCGAGAAGAACACTTTATCATTCAATACTGTATCTATTATTCCATAATTTTTTTCATCAATATTAAATTCCTTTTTAATTATGGTAGTTAGTTCCGGGTCATCAGGGTTTATTAATCCCGGACTTTGAACATAATAAGAATCATCAATATCCTTTGCTTTTTTTCTATTATAATTTGAAAAATCAGGTTGTAGTGGATATACTTTAAATGTCCCAAAATCATTATCAAACTCAAGAGTTGCTTTGCCAGGATTATAATCCCAGCCTTTGCCTGGATTAAGTTTACGAACAAGTTCATCACTGCCTTTAACTGGTTTGAGATCCATTTCTTTAAGATCATCCTCATCTAGTGGAATAACGGAACATCTGCAACCCCAATCGTTTGGAGGATATATTTTATCCCATATAGGATCATCGGCACGGAAAACTTTGCCGTGTAATGCTCGGTGAGATGGTCTGGTATTACTATCCAACACTGCATTATACATCCAATAAGGCCGGTCTGAAATGTTATCCATCATTGCTTTATAATGCCCGCTTGCATAAGCAACATCAATATTGGTGCGGTAAATTGTTTTAAGTCGCCAGGGAGAGCCGAGCAGGACTTCTTTTTCCGGGTCTGTACCTTCCGGCAATGGGAAGTCTGATGGAACATCTTTTGCTTTTACTTTTCCCCACCATCCTTTTGCTTTTAGAATTGGCTTTAAGTTTTCTTTGAATTGTTGATAAGTTAAACCATTGTCAATCGCTTTCTGAAGTTCGTTTCTGATGTCGCTTAGAATATCGTTGGTTTTAATATCCTCAAAGAACAAGATGAAAGCAAATCACAACGTCTGTTATCAATGATACAACAGGTAAATTGTTGGTTTTAATATCCTCAAAGAACAAGATGAAAGCAAATCACAACTCTTGACTGATATAAGGCATGGTCATATCTGTTGGTTTTAATATCCTCAAAGAACAAATTGAAATCAAACCACAACCCCTCTGCATCTGTAGTATCACCCGTATAAGTTGGTTTTAATATCCTCAAAGAGCAAATTGAAATCAAACCACAACAAGACAAAATTTTAGGTTTATCTTATAATAGTTGGTTTTAATATCCTCAACGAATCCCAACTTGTCGGGAAAATCAAACCGCAACATTTTGCAGTGCCGAATATGTTTCTCTGAAACCCTGGATATTTTGTCTGGCATTATCAAAACCTCTGGCTATTGAAGTTTCTAACCCATTTACCGCCTGTTGCCCATACTTGAAACTTTTATACAATTGTTGTATATTTTAAAGAGTTAATTGGATTGATGCAATGGCTTCTTTATTATTTATACTTATTTTTAGTTTTATTATGTTGTCAGCCATATTCGTTATCGTTTTATTGGCGGAAATTATAAGTTATATCGGTAATCGATATTTTAAAAATCTTATGTGATTTTTAACAGTACACAGTTGGTTTTAATATCCTCAAAGAACGAATTGAAATCAAACCACAACTAAACTGTCAATCGGGGACAGGATATGAAAGTTGGTTTTAATATCCTCAAAGAACGAATTGAAATCAAACCACAACAATGATCGTACAACACTGTCTTTTATATCGTTGGTTTTAATATCCTCAAAGAACGAATTGAAATCAAACCACAACCAGGCATCGGGAGAAAGCACTGATACAGATGTTGGTTTTAATATCCTCAAAGAACAAGATGAAAGCAAATCACAACTAAGGTTTTCGGCGAGATAGCGTCTTATTTGTTGGTTTTAATATCCTCAAAGAACAAGATGAAAGCAAATCACAACCACACGAAATGTTACACCTTTTCTTGTTTGGTTGGTTTTAATATCCTCAAAGAACAAGATGAAAGCAAATCACAACCACACGAAATGTTACACCTTTTCTTGTTTGGTTGGTTTTAATATCCTCAAAGAACAAGATGAAAGCAAATCACAACCTGATCTTAGATGTGCTTTTCCACCAGATGGTTGGTTTTAATATCCTCAAAGAACAAGATGAAAGCAAATCACAACCACACGAAATGTTACACCTTTTCTTGTTTGGTTGGTTTTAATATCCTCAAAGAACAAGATGAAAGCAAATCACAACTAACAAATATGGGGATAGGATTGTAAGCGAGTTGGTTTTAATATCCTCAAAGAACAAGATGAAAGCAAATCACAACCCTCATCTTTACAGTTCCATTTGAACTGAGTTGGTTTTAATATCCTCAAAGAATCCCGACTAGTCGGGAAAAGCAAATCACAACTTACTTCATTGCCGTATCTAGTGGTTCGCTGCAATTGTGCAGCATAATCAGTTAATGATTTTACATTGGCATCGGTAAGTTGATTGGTTTGATTTAACGCAGTTGTTAACTTAACTAATGCAGCTTCCTGTTCCTGATATGCATCAATATTCGATTGTAATGTTTGCGATAATATTGAGAATGTCTCTTTCAAACCCTGGATCAGATTCCTTGCCTGGGCAAAAGAATGTAACAGCTGTTCGCCAGAATTTCTGCTTTCATTACCTGCTTCCCTGATGGTTGAGGCAAGTTTTTTTAATTCACTGTCTGTTAGTGATATTGATGTCAAAGCTTCTTTGCCATCTATTACAATCTTTAGTTTTATCTCGTTATCAGGCATTGTTTTTGTTCTTATTTTTATTTAGCTTTATGAAGGACTTATGGAAATTCTATTAGTAATATTATCTTTGATTATATCTTATCTGATTGCAACCAGGTTGGTTAAACCCGGTAAACCTGATCCATTCCGTAACTACGATAACGATTAATCTCTCTTTATTTTTTCTATTCCGCAGTCCTCAGTCTCATCTCATTCAACTCACGCCCTTTAATTAAATAATACCATTCATAAAAATACTCAATATCTAGTTCACTAATTAAACTTGTTTTTGATATGTCGCCTTCGGAGAGCTTGAATAATATTGGGTCTATATCTACCTGAGCGGGCTCGTAGTAAATAATTCTTGATACTCATATTCTTTATTTTTTCTTATCGAATCTTACGAAACAATAATGGAAGAACTTGCTAAAACTTATCCGGCAATGTCAACAAACCAACTTGAAGAATTACTGACAAAGCTTTTGTTCATAAGCGAAATCACAGGAAGAAATGGGACTAAAGTCTAATATATTATTTATTATTCTCAGTTGGCTGAAGCCAACTGCAATTGTCAATAATATTATTGCACTTGACTTTAGTCAAGTGATAAAAAACAAACAAAATAATTTGGCTTTAGCCACATAAAAATATTTTATATGCCAGAAAATATCGACATAAAACTTGCAATCGGTCTTAAACCAGAACAAATTATCAATTACCTCGCACGCAAAGGTTACAAGATTAGCTGGAACTGGCAGGACACCTGGAAAGAAGCCCATACAAAAGCCTTCACCGTTGCCAAGGCGATGAGACTTGATATTCTAAGCGACATCAGAAACGAACTTCAGAAAGCGATTGACAATGGTTTAACTTATCAACAATTCAAAGAAAACTTAAAGCCAATTCTAAAAGCAAAAGGCTGGTGGGGAAAGGTTAAAGCTAAAGATGTTCCTTCTGATTTTCCACTACCAGAAGATGTTGACCCGGAGAAAGAAGTATTACTCGGCTCGCCCTGGCGTCTTAAAACAATTTACCGCACCAACATTGATGTAGCTTATGCAAGCGGGCATTATAAAGCAATGATGGATAACATCGAGGATCGTCCTTACTGGATGTATAACGCAGTGCTGGATAGCAACACAAGACCATCTCACCGAGCATTACACGGCAAAGTCTTCCGTGCCGATGATCCGATATGGGATAAAATATACCCTCCAAACGATCACGGCTGCCGCTGTTCCGTTATTCCACTAGATGAGGATGATCTTAAAGAAATGAATGTAACGCCACCTCCCAGGTTGCAAAGTAATGAAGCAGAAAAATTGATAAACAAAATCAAACCAGGTAAAGGTTGGGATTATAATCCTGGTAAAGCTGCTCTTGAGTTTGATCAGACATTCGGCGGGAACTTCAACCTCAATGATAATCAGCCAACTTATAAAGATTTTTCCAGACCATCTGTAAAAGAAATTAAAGACAGACTGCCATCTCCGGATAAGTTCCCTTCAATAAAAGAAATAGGCGAAGAAAAATTTATTGAACAGCTTAGAAAAGAATTCGATTTAGAGAATTCAGATTTCTCAATTATCAAAACCGCCGATGATGATCAGTCTGTTTTTACTCTCAATAGATTACTCCATATTTTAGATAAAAAAGATGGTAGAGAACGTTATGCTTCCTACATTAAACCAACCTTACAAAATCCATTTGAAGTCTGGCTGTCAGAATATGTAAATGAAAAAGGCGAGATTGAATTGAGGAAATCTTATTTTGGTTTATTCAAAGACAAAGAGACTAAGGAAGATATATTTGTTGTTCTCAGACAGGAAAAAGATTCTTTTATTTTCTGGAATGCTTTTGAGCGTGGGAGAGGAAAAATTGATAATCTTCGAAAAGGTTATTTAAAATATTGGAAATGACGCCCAGCCTTTTCAAGTCCCGTGCCTTGCTGGGCACCGCTTCCAGTTAACGCCACGGGGCAACTGAAAGGTCGGTATTCAAACTTAATTATTTATTCCTTCCGAATCAATGCATTAATTATCTTCTTCTTTATCTTCTCCAAATCATCGTTATTCAACTGCATAAATGGTCTTGCCGGTATCCTTATTGTACTCATTTTATTATTGCCTGGCTTCTTTGCGTCTTTACCTTCTCTTTTTTTTCTTAAATATGTCTTTAGCGAACTTCTATGTATCACTCCGCCATAATTTTGTGTTGCAGCGTAAATAAGATTTGTGCTTACCTGTGCATAATCTTCACCATAACTGCTAATAATACTTCTCTTCAGCTGTCCTCTTCGCTGCAATATTTTACCAGGCCAATAACCTTTTTCTCCCGTTGCTTTATTGTCTGGCGGGATAAAGTTGAACTCCAC